ACCCCACCCTGGGAATGGCGGCGGCAATAGTTCCAGAGGTGCGCGGCACTGCATTTCGAGGGATTGACAAGTTAGAACACAAGATGTAGCTTGCGGCCAAGCTCAGAAAGTGTCGCAAGAGCCCGCCCCGGGGAACCGCGGCGGGTTTTTCGTTGCCACCGGACCGGAGGCTATGGTTCGGTAGGTGATCTTGGGGGGCGAGAGTGACTTCGAAACCATCGCCGTTCGGCGGGCTCTCCTGCTAAGTCACTGAAATCGCGGGTCCTTCTCGGGCCAAAACGGGTACGGGGGGGCCCCGCGCGATACTTCGCCAGCGACAGCCCCTGATTCCGGGTTCGCAGTTCGCACACCGCCGGTCGCACCTGATCGCCTAAAAGCCGCAGTATTCCTGCCCTTCTGAGCCACGTCACCGTGCGAACCTACCTGCGAACCGTCGCACCAGGTTCGCATACCCGTCGCACCTTCAGCGAGGGCTTCGCTGGCCTGCCGTAACCGATGTCTGAGGCCGTCACCTTGCGGCTTGGCTGACAAGGACGAGGATGACCGGCCTGAAGATTACCGGAACTACCGGCGCGTGCGCTCTGCCTCCGCCTGTGGGTAGCGGTCACCGACCACGGTGATCTGCGAGGCGGCGCCTTCGATACGCCGCAGATCGTCGGGCGTGAGCTCGATTGAGGCCGCGGCGATGTTCTCTTCGAGGCGGTTGAGCTTGGTGGTGCCGGGGATTGGGACGATCCACGGCTTTTGCGACAGCAACCAGGCCAGCGCGATCTGCGCCGGTGTCGCGCGCTTCTGGTCCCCGATCTCTTCCAGCAGGTTGACCACGGGGCGGTTCGCCTTGCGAGCCTCCGGCGTGAAGCGCGGCAAGGTGGTGCGATTGTCGTTGCTGCCGAAAATCGTGGTCTCGTCGATCTTGCCGGTGAGGAACCCCCTGCCCAGTGGGCTGTAGGGGACGAAGCCGATCCCCAATTCCTCGCAGGTCGGCAACACCTCCTCTTCAGGGACACGCCACCAGAGGGAATACTCGCTCTGGATGGCCGCCACCGGCTGCACCGCATGAGCCCGCCGGATGGTATGGGCACTCGGTTCGGACAGGCCGAAGTGCTTGACCTTACCCTCGGCGATCAAATCCCTGACCGCGGCGCCGACTTCCTCGATCGGAACGTTGGGGTCGACACGGTGCTGGTAGAAGAGGTCGATGGCGTCGACCCGCAGCCGCTTGAGCGAGGCTTCGGCGACTTGGCGGATGCGTTCTGGGCGGCTGTTGAGGCCGCCAGATCCACCCGGCCCGAGGTCGAAGCCGAACTTGGTGGCAATGATGACGTCCTTCCGAAACGGCTCCAGCGCTTCGCCCACGAGTTCCTCGTTGGTGAACGGGCCATAGAACTCGGCGGTGTCGAAGAGGGTGACGCCACGCTCTACCGCTGCCCGGATCAGCGCGACCATTTCTGCCCGGTCCGGGGCCGGGCCACGGTGATGGTTCATGCCCATGCAGCCCAGGCCGATGGCCGAGACCGCGAGGCCGCTTTTTCCAAGCTTGCGGGTCTGCATTCTCAATCTCCCCGCGTTCCCGGCAGGCCTAGTTCGACACGCTCAGGGTGAACTTCAGATCTGCCGGTGTGCCGAGGAAAGCTCCTTAGCTGCGGCCGTGGCCCGCACGCATGCGCTCGGTTGGCACCCTATCGTCGTCTCGTCGTATTCCTCGCCTTTGATGATGGCTCCGTCCAAGCGCCCGTCCAGAAGCGCACCATCTGGCGGGTCATCTCGTTGATCATCGCCGTCTGCTGCCGGCGCATCTCCGCGGTCCAGAAACCCCGCGCCGCCCCAGCCCAGGCATTGGCGGCGCTCAGCCAGAGACTCATCCAAGGATTTGGCATGGAACTCCCTCCGAAGCATGGGGAGAACCGCCGATGCGGCGCGATGTTCCTCTGCCGCGTCGGCGCTGGCTCCCATGCGCGTCCTCCTAGCAGCCGCCCCAACGTGGCATCACAGCCCTGGCCTTGAAAAGAGAGCCTGGCGCCGCAGGGTCGCTCGTCGCGCTCGCCGACCGGATCGAGCTGTGGCCGATCGATCGGCTGCGCCCGTATGAGCGCAACCCACGCACACACAGCGACGGGCAGGTGGACCAGATCGCGGCGTCGATGGTCGAATTCGGTTGGACCAACCCGGTGCTGGTGGACGAGCAAGGCGGCTTGCTGGCTGGCCACGGCCGGCTGCTCGCTGCGCGCAAACTGGGCCTCGCCGAGGTCCCAGTGATCCGGTTCGAGCACCTCAGCGAGGCGCAGAAACGGGCGTATCTGATCGTCGACAACCAGCTGACTCTGAACAGCGCGTGGGACGATGCGCTGCTGGCTGAGGAGCTGGCCTGGCTGCGGGACGAGCGCTTCGATGTCGACCTGATCGGCTTCGACGCCACCGAGCTCGAGCGGCTGCTGGCGCTGGCCGACGGCGAGGCGGCGAGCGATGAGGCGGAGGACGAGGTTCCGGAAGCGCCCGAGGACCCGGTCAGCAAACCGGGCGACCTCTGGGTGCTGGGCAATCACCGGGTCCTCTGCGGCGACGCAACCAACCTGGCGGATGTCGAGCGGCTGCTCGGCGGACAGCTCGCGGACATGACCTTTTGCGACCCACCATACAATGTCGACTACGCCAACACGCCGAAGGACAAGCTGCGGGGCAAGCACCGCCCGATCCTGAACGACAATCTCGGCGGCGGCTTCGAGGCGTTCCTGTACGACGCCTGCGTAAACATCGTCAGCGTGACCAAGGGTGCCGTGTACGTGTGCATGAGCAGCTCGGAGCTGCACACTCTGCAGTGGGCCTTCGCGGCCGCGGGCGGCAAGTGGTCGACCTTCGTCATCTGGGCCAAAAACACCTTCACCCTCGGCCGCGCCGACTACCAACGACAGTACGAGCCCATCCTCTATGGCTGGAAGGACGGCGCCGACCACTACTGGTGCGGCGCCCGTGATCAGGGCGACGTGTGGTTCTTTGACAAGCCGGCCAGGAACGACCTGCACCCGACCATGAAGCCGGTGGCGCTGGTCGAGCGCGCGATCCGCAACTCGAGCAAGACCCGGGACATTGTGCTCGACCCGTTCGGCGGCTCGGGCTCAACCCTGATCGCTTCCGAGAAGGCGGGACGCCAGGCGCGCCTGATGGAGCTCGACCCGAAGTACGTCGACACGATCATCCTGCGCTGGCAGGAGTTCAACGGGGGCACCGCAATCCTGGATGGTCGCAGCTACGAAGAGATCGCCGCCGGGCGCGAAGCCACGGCGGCGTAGGCGCTGGCAGGTGTGTCGGTCGGGCTAGGCTACGATCCGGTAGACGGTGCTGCTGCCTTTGGCTCCGGTCTTGTTGGGGCCGACCTCGCGCGTGCGGGTGGCCTCGACGGTGAGGCCGAGCTTCTTCTTGAGCGCGCCGCTGATGGCGCCGCGTATCGTGTGGTGCTGCCAGCCGGTGGCCGCGGCGATCTGCTCGACCGTGGCGCCCTCGGGACGCTTGAGCATCTCGATCATCTGGGCCTGCTTGGTGCCGGCGCGCGGCGTGGGCTTCGCGGCCGGCGCGGCCCTGCCGGGCTTTGCGCTGGACATGGCCTTGCGCTTGGCCCGGGTGGCCGCGCCGTCGGCCTTGGCAGCGGGAGCCTCGGCCGGCGTCGCGCCCCCTGGCGCGTCATCTGCGGTCTCGACGCCAATGGCCTGAAGGCCGGCGCGAGTGATCCGGAGCGGCGGCGGGTTGTCGCCGCGCGGGGTGCCCTGGTGGTCGATCAGGCCCTTCGCCTTGAGGCTGCTGAGGACCTTGTCGACCGCGCCGCCCTTAATCTTGAGGGTCTCGGGCAGCGGCAGAACGGCACCGTCATCGCGCTGCGAGGCGGCACTGAGAATGACCGCCTGGGTGTCGCTGAGCTTGGACATGGGATGGTCTCCGTTCTCGGAGAGCACGATCGCCCTCCTACGACCCCGGGCCCCAGCGGGCAGACCCGGTTGGGGCGGGGTTGGAGATCAGAGGCGGCCTACTCGGCGTGCTCGCCCTCGTTGAAGGCTTGGTCAGTGATGCGCTTCAGCAGCTCGGCGTAGTGCGCCAAGCCCTCGGCGTGGCTCCAGGTGATCTCGTCTGGGCTGTAGCCGAAGTGATCGTCACTGAGCGCCTGGAGCCGAGTAAGCATCGCGTCGATCTCGGCCTTCTTGGAGACGAAGGCGGCAAGCGCGTCCTCTTTCGACTTGGCGATCTGACTCTGCAACCTAGTACTCATCTTCGGGCTCCGCATCGGCAACTTTGATGAACTCATTAAATCTTCGATCGCCGGATATATCAAGCAGAAAGGGCGATCGGAATCAATGACTTACGACTTGACTTCCGGGCTCGGGTATGGATGCGCATGACCAGCAATCGGGAGCTTGCCCGCCAGCTCGGGGTCAGCGAGACAGCGGTGCGCCGGGCCGAGAAGGCGGGTCGCATCCGGCGCGAGGCGGACGGTGCCTGGGATCTCGCGAAGGTCAGGGCGGCCTGGGCCGGCAACACCGATCCGGCGCAGCAGCGGGGCGAGGCCAGCGCCGGGAATGGAAGCCGCAGGACGGCCCGGCGTGCAATGAAGCCGGTCCCTGAGGCGGCCCTGGGGGCCGTGCGCGACACGCTGCGCGAGCATGGCGAACCAATGGCCGCCGGCGCCATGACGTTCATGCAGGCCCGGACCGCGAACGAGGTCCTGAAGGCTCAGGAGCGCCGGCTTCGTCTGCAGCAGATGAAAGGCGAGTTGGTCGATCGGGCCAAGGCCGTAGCGCAGGTGTTCCGGCTCGCCCGCGACGAGCGCGACGCCTGGGTCAACTGGCCGGCGCGGGTGGCGGCGCTGATCGCAGCCGAGCTCGAGGTCGATCCGCACCAGGCGCACAACGTGCTGGAGCGTCATGTCAGGAATCACCTCGTCGAGCTCGCTGAGATCCGGCCAAGCCTGCGCTGATCGTCGTCACAGGAGATCGGCTTCATGCTAAGGGCCCTGCGCCAGCACCCGCTGCTGACCGCCACGACCGAGGTGCTGGCCAACGCGGCGCGCTACGTCGCCATCATGCTGGTCATGCTCCTGCTGCTTGGGCAGCTCGCGAAGGTCGCGCTCTGAAGCGGCAAGGTGACCAGCCCCGATCCGCATGGACGATCATGACGGCGCCGATGCGATCGAGCGCGCGTGGCGGGATGGGCTCAAGCCCGACCCGCTGCTGACAGTCTCGGAATGGGCGGACCGCTACCGGGTTCTGTCGCAGCGGGCATCCTCGGAGCCGGGGCGCTGGCGGACCGAGCGCACGCCGTATCTGCGCGAGATCATGGACTGCCTCTCGCCGTCCTCGCCCGTGCAACGGGTCGCACTGATGAAGGGCGCGCAGATCGGCGGCACCGAGTGCGGCAATTGTTGGATTGGGTATGTGATCCACGAGGCGCCGGGGCCGATGATGGCGGTGGCGCCCACGGTGGAGCTGGCCAAGCGCAACTCCAAGCAGCGGATCGATCCGCTGATCGAGGAAAGCGAGGTCTTGCGCGAGCGGGTCAAAGAGCGCCGGAGCCGGGACAGCGGCAATACCGTGCTCAGCAAGGAGTTTCCGGGCGGGGTGCTGATCCTGACCGGCGCCAACAGTGCCGTGGGCCTGCGCTCGATGCCCGCGCGGTACCTGTTCCTCGATGAGGTGGACGGCTATCCGGGCGACGTCGAGGGCGAGGGCGATCCGATCCTGCTGGCGGAGCGCCGCTCCGCGACCTTCCAGCGGCGCAAGATCCTGTTGGTCTCGACACCGAAGACCAAGAGCCTGTCGCGGATTCAGCGGGAGTACGAGGCGAGCGACCAGCGGCGCTACTTCGTACCGTGCCCACACTGCCACGAGCACCAGACGCTGGAGCTCACCAATCTGCGTTGGTCGGAGCGGAAGCCACGGGATGCTGAGTACGCTTGCGCGCACTGCGGCGCCCTGATCGGCGAGCGGCACAAGACCTGGATGCTCGAGCGCGGCGAGTGGAGGCCCACTGCCCCAAGCGATGGGCGGACCGCCGGATTCCACCTGTCCAGCCTGTACAGCCCGGTCGGGTGGTTCAGCTGGGCCGATGCCGCGGAGATGTACGAGCAGGCGCAGAAGACGCCCGACCTGATGAAGGGCTTCGTCAACACGGTGCTGGGGCTGCCATTCGAGGAGGAGGCCGAGGCGCCGGAGTGGCAGCGCCTGTACGAGCGGCGCGAGACCTGGCGCATCGGCGTCGTGCCCGAGTTGGGTCTGTTCCTGACCGCAGGCGTCGATGTCCAGAAGGACCGGATCGAGGTCGAGGTGGTCGCCTGGGGCCGGGGCAAGGAGAGCTGGTCGGTTGACTACCGGGTGATCGAAGGCGACACCGCCCGGCCTGATGTCTGGGCGAAGCTGGACGCGGTGCTCGACCGGGACTGGCCA